CACGGAACACGGCGGTCAAAACGAGAAGGTAAAATCTTCTTTCCTGACAATATTCAGGAAATCGAAAAAGAAGTGGATGAAGGGAAAGAAACAGAAACCTTCTACAGCTATGACCTTCTCAAAATTCCTGATAAGGACCAGCAAATAAAGGATTATAACCTGTTCAAAACAGAAAATTATGCTGCACTTAGGCAACTGAAGTATGGATCGTGGCAAGAACAACTTGAAGTAATGCAGGAGCAAGGTTTTGAGGCATGGAAGGCAGAATGTGATGCAATCAAAACAAAGTTACCAAAGACTTAATTGAAGTAGATATGATGATAAAATGACAAAAGAAGAATTGCTGGAAATGGTTGAAGGAGTAGAAGAAACTGGAGAACTTGAGTCCCAGATAATATAACACTAACAAGGAGCTGGACCATGTTAAGTCTTGGAGATGGAATCGCAATCGCAACTGTAGGTGAAGCAACATACTCTATGGGGAATAATTCACCAAAGGAGATTTATAAATGCCTAACATAGTAGTAGGAAATCCAGAAAATGCTTATGCGGATTCTACAATATTGGATAAGGACTTAGATTATGATTATCCTTATGGTCTTAATTTAAAGCCTGGTTCTAAAGTTCATGAGAAGATTAAGACTGAAGTGATGAGTAGGGCAAGAGAAAGCCATGCTCTTATTTCCAATAGAGTAGACTCATGGAATCAAATAGAACGCGTAATGACTGCTTATATTGATCTTTCTGAAACTGAAAAGGACATTAAAAGTAGTGATTCAAGAAAGCCAGTTTCCATAGTATTTCCATACACTTATGTAATATTGGAAACGGTTCTTACTTATTTAACTACAGTATTTCTTAATGATCCTATTTTTCGTTATAAAGGAAGTTCTCCAGAGGATGTTATTGGAGCTATTATGCTTGAAAAGGTAGTTCAAAATCAGAGCAATTTTTTTAAAGTTGATTTAGCTCTCTATACTTTTCTTCGTGACTCAATAGTTTATGGATTAGGTGCGTGTGCTCCTGTGTGGGAAAAAAGAATGGGGATGAAGATTAGAGAAAGAAAAGGTGGATTAATTGATTTCTTCAGGGGTCATGGAGAAAGAGTTTATGAAGAGGGAGTTATCTACGAGGGTAATAAGCTTGAGAATATTGATCCTTATCTTTACTTACCTGATCCAAGAGTTCCTTCACAAAAGATTCAAGATGGTGAGTATGTAGGGTGGATAGATAAAACTTCTAGAATGGCTTTACTAAGGGAAGAGAAGAACTCTAATGATATGTTCAATGCTAAGTATTTGAAAGCTATTATGATGAAAAGAAGTTCTATCTTTGCAGCAGGTGAATCAGATAGAAATAAGAAAACTGGAATAAGTGATTATGCTTCTTATGACACAAGAATCCACAATCCCGTGGATGTTATCTATATGTATATAGATCTTATTCCAAAAGAGTGGGAACTTGGAACGAGTGAGTATCCTGAAAAGTGGCTGTTTGGGTTAGGTAATGATGCAATAGTTCTTAAAGCTAAGAAGCTTGGGTTAGCTCATGGATTATATCCTATTGCAGTTGCTACTCCTGACTTTGATGGTTATTCAGTTCTTCCACTGGCAAGAAGTGAAATGCTTTATGGGATGCAAACTGTTTTGGATTGGCTCTTTAATAGTCATATAGCAAATGTTCGAAAGTCTATTAATGATATGTTAGTAGTCGATCCTTATCTTGTTAATATTGCAGATTTGAAAGATCCTGAGCCTGGGAAGTTGATAAGGATGCGAAGACCTGCTTGGGGGAAAGGAGTTAAAGATGCTGTTCAGCAGCTAATGGTTAATGATATTACGAGAGGAAATATTGCTGATTCTGCTATGATTGTTCAGTGGATGCAGAAGATAGGTGCGGCTGATGAAAGTATGATGGGAGCGCTACGTCAGGGAGGTCCCGAACGTCTTACTGGTCAGGAATTTCAGGGAACAAGAGCAGGAGCTGTTGGCAGGCTTGAGAAGGTTGCAAAGATTATAGGCTCTCAAGGGATGCGTGATATAGCTTATATGTTTGCTTCTCATAATCAACAACTAATGTCACAAGAGACTTATATTGATGTGGTAGGTACGTGGCAAGATGAGTTAACTTCCGTGTTTGGAGATACTTCTAAATTAAAAGTTTCTCCTTATGACTTACTAATTAATTATGACGTGGTTGTTCAGGATGGGAGTCTTCCAGGAAATTCGGACGCTAAGTCTTGGATCAGGCTTTATGATATTCTTGCTAAAAATCCTGAGGTAGGCAAGCAGTTTGATATGGTTAGAATCTTTGAACACATAGCTCTTGAAATGGGTGCTAAGAGTGTTCATAACTTTAAGATTAATCCCAAGGTTGTTCCTGATGAGGTTGCTATGAGGGAGCGAGAGAAGGGGAATATAGTCCCTATGGACATGGGAGGAAGGGCAGGAGGAATGATGTGAGCTATAAAAGCAGTCCTAGAATGTTTGAGGAGTTTTTAAAATCTTCTATTTGGGAAGATATGAAGTATGAAATGGGGTTGTGGCTAGATGACATAAGACATGCTTTAGAAAATACTGATGATCATGCTAGTCTTTTAAGACTCCAAGGAAGTGCAGAGTTTGTTAGGAAGGCAGAAAACCTTCCTATGAATGTTTTAGAAAATATAAAAGAAGATATAGAAAGAGAAAGTAAGGAGGAAAAGTAAATGGCTTATGATTTAAGCAAGGAAATTGATGAGATGATTGGGGCAATAGCTGAAGCCCCTGTTGAGACTCCACCTGTTGAAGATCCTCCGGTGGAGATACAGACTGAGCTTCCATTGGAAGAGCCTCCTGTTGAGGTTCCTCCTGTAGAAGAGCCTCCCATAGAAGAGCCGCCTGCTGTAGAGCCTCCCGCTGAGGAGCCCCCAGTAGTCGTGCCAGAAGAACCTCCCGCCGTGGAGGAGCCTTCGGAAGAAACTAGGGAAGAACTTCTAGAAAGAGTCAAGAAGCTCACTGATAGAGTCGAGGAACTTACTGTTCTGGAGCCTGTTAGTCCTGCTCCAGTAGAAGTGCCTCCTGAGAAACCACCTGAGATTACTCCGTTAGAAGTACCAACTAAACCTGTGGAGGGAATTGAGAAGATTGATTTTCTTGGGGATGCTTCTATTGATGATGTGCTAGATAATAAAGAGAGGTTTAATGAACTTCTTAATAATGTTCTGGTACAAGCAACTGGAGCTGCACAGAGAAAGGCTTATGAGAGAGTTTTACTTTCTGTTCCTGATTTAGTTCTTGGACATATTAACAGACAGTCAGTGATTACTAAAATGGTTTCTGATTTTTATGAAGTTAATGATGATCTGATTCCTGTGAAGAAGACTGTTGGTGCTGTTGCTAATACTGTTCATGCTGAGCACCCTGACTGGCAGCTTGAGGAAGTTTTTAAGGAAGCTGCTGTTAGGACTAGGACTGTTCTTGGACTAAAGAAGAAAGTTGGAGAGAAAGGAACTTCTGCTATAGGCGATCCTGCTTTTGTTAAAACAGGAGGAGGAAAGACTGTGAAGAAGTCAGGAACAACTCTCCAGGATGAAATAAATGATCTACTTACTTAGTAGGAGGTAATTATTATGAGTATGGAAAATAGACGAGAAGCCCTTGACGGGATAGGTATAGGAGACTATCGTGAGTCAGGGACACTTGCTCAATCAGGAAAGGTAGTTTTTCTTTTAGATGATGACCTCGTCATGGATGTTAACGATCTGCTTGTTAGAGCCACGGTTTCCGAGGAGGGGGAGAAGTTGATTACGCTTCCTTCTGTTGCTGATGCCGTTGGTAGGATCTATACCATCTATGCTGTCGCTGTTGCTACTGGGACGCTCAAGGCGCAGGACAAAGGAGATGATGCTGGTCTTACAGACTTAACCTTTACAACTGGTCAATATAGTGTTCTCTATTCTGACGGGTACGTCTGGTATGTTCTTGCTGGTCAGACCAATTAGGGAGGTGACATTATGAGTTGGAAAGGTGATTTAATTAGAGCTGGGATTCACTCGGATGGAAGTAATATTAACATCTGGCGAGGTAATCTTACAGTTTATGGTAGTTTGACATTCACTGGCGGAATCGAGATTGAGGGAGACGTTGTCTTTGATGACAAGGTTACCGTTCAAGGTGGTTTTGTTCTAGAGGATGGAAGAGTTGCAACGGGAGTTATAGCAGGTTCTGCTATAGACATTGATGCCACTACTTGGCAGTATAGCGAGGGTGTGGAGTTACGTTACACAATTTCTGATTGGGACGATGTTTATACTCTTACGAGTTTTAGGGGAGTGTATCTTCGCGCTCAGAATGATGAAGCTAATGGTGCTGGCAGTATCTATGGTATGGAGTGTTATGGTGTTACTACTGTAGAACTTGCTAATATATGGGGAGCACTTTTTTACGGTTATGTGAAAGGTGCTACAGCAGTTGAGGTTGATAGAGTTTATGGTATTCAGACTGAAGTTAGTTGGGATGCTGGAGGTTTAGAGGATACTCTCACAGTTGAGGCCACACCTATTCTTGCCAAGGTAACAAGTGGTAATATTGATGATTATACCAAGATTCACGGTATGATTATTAGAATGGGTGATATGGCTGGTGGAAGTAGGACGTTTGGTAGTGGTATTAAGATCGAAGATGACGGAGATATGAGTGGAACGTCTTCGTTTACTTACGGCCTTAATGTTGCTATAGGGTGTACCAACGCTGTTCTGATTGCAGGCGCAACTACTGATGCAATCAAGGTTAGTGGCACGCCTACTAACTCCGACATTCTTCTTCATAATGGCGCGACTATTATGAATGGAGCTGCCGGGACGCTAGATATTACCGAGGCCACGATTACGTTGGTTGGTAGTACGGCAGTAACTATGACGACTGGGGCATTTACTGTTCAGCCTGCAGCTGCTGGAAATGCAGTGTTTAATTTGAAAGCTGATTCTGGTGCTCATCTAACGGTCACACAAACTAATGGGGCAGGCGTTACGTTCTTGTCAACTTCTGATGGTACGGCAGGGTTCTTGTTTGATGGTGGGATAGTTACACTAGATGGTGGGGCTATATTAGATAACACCACGAGTGCGGATATCCTGAACGTAACTGAAGGTACAATAACATTAACAGGGGCGACTAAGATTAACTTAGATGGTCCTACTGATGTGACAGGTATTCTGACAGTAGATACTGCTGGAAGTCCTGCTGATGGTATTAAGATAAATGCGGCTACTCCCACAGATGGGTTGGAGATTAGTTCTGCTTGTGGTTCGCATGCTATTAATATTTCAACTGCTCAGACAGGTGCTGGTATAACCATTGCAAGTACTTGTGGAACTTACGGGTTGAATATTGCAGGTGCTTGTAGTACTGCAGGTATCGCACTGGCTACTGGGAGTGTTACTGGTATTTCAATAGCCGCACCGACGACAACTGGTATTAGTATGGTTGGAGGAGCGAGTTACAATCCTATCCATATTGGAGTAAAATCTGATGCTGCTGATGCTGGACTGATTATGGTTGGTGCTACTGATGATAGTGGTGGTATGATGATCTTTGCTGATGATGGTGGAGATGCTCTTGGTAGTGTTACTTCACCTATTTGGACACGATATCTTATCACGGCTAATCAGTCAGGCGGTGCGACTGCAACAGGTATGTTTGCGCAGCTTAAGAGTTATGATACTAGAGTCTATACAACTGGTTCATATTCTGCGTTTAAAGCGTATAATCAGGCTGGTACAGTTACTCTTGCTACTGGCGCTGAGTATCAGATTATCAATGCTGGTGCAACTCTTGCTGGTGCCATGACAGTTCCTACTGGTACAACCTTCTATGGTGTGGACATTAACCTTGGCGGAGCCGGAACGTCGACTCCTACTGGAGATGGTAAAATTGCTGGTCTTTGTATTAGGGATAAAGCTGAAGGTGCTGTGTGGACTAACGGTATTTACATGCCAGGGACACATACTACTGGTATCAATATGCCAGGAACAATGACTACTGGTATTTCAATCAGTGGTGCGATCACTAATGCAATATCAATTACTACGACTGGAAGTGCAGCTACTGATGGACATTGTCTTAAGATTGGAAGTAGTGATCTTCCTATTAGTACAGCAGCCCAAGGAGCTAGTGCGGTTAGGGTTTATTCAGATTTGGCTCATGCGTCTTACTGGCATGTGGGTTCGTGGTTCCGGTCGCAGTTGGCTTCAACTGGTACTGGTTCTGTGTATGCCCTGCGGGGTGAGGCGAACCTGAAGGATGATGTCTCAACCACTGGTACTTGTTACGTCATTGGTGTTCATGGTCGTTGGCGGGCAGGTAGCGGTACGGGTACATTCAATGGTTCTGGCTCTTGTGGTGCAGGTGTGTACGCTCAATGGATTGATGGTGGTACATATTCTGCTGGCTCTGTTGCTTGTGCTCTGTGGGTTGATTGTCAGAATACTAAAGATTTATCGGCTATTGGTCATGCGGCACTGCTTTATATGTCGCACAACGGTAACTCAACCGGAAAGGTGGTAAGTGCGATTGAACTCGCTCCTGGGTCACAACGTGTTACCAACCTCCTGACGATAAATGAGACTGACACTGGATTGGTGAGTGCCAACGTAAGTGGTGCTCCTACGATTGGCAACTACAGATTGGTTAGGGTGGTTGTCGGTGGAGCGACTCATTACCTTATCGCCGCTCAGAATGTCACATAATTCAGATGCGTAACTAAATTAACCTGGAGGGAGCTTCGGCTCCCTTCATAACTAAACTAAATTAAGAGAGGAGAAATGAAAGATGGAATTAACAGTTGTTGAGAGATTAGTTTTAATGAACCTTCTTCCGCAGGAGGGGTCCTACGTCAACCTTAAACTTGTACGGGTTGCCAGAGAAGAACTTTCCTTCAGTGATGAAGAGGTGAAGCTCCTAGGCTTTGTGCAAGATGGGGAGCAGGTGAAGTGGAATATGGAAGCTAACATCCTGAAAGATGTGGAACTTGGCGAGGTTGTGACCTTGATGGTTGTAGACTCGTTGAAAAAACTTGATGGAGAGGGGAAGCTCAAGAACGATCATTTCACTCTCTTTGAAAAATTCTGTACTTAAATTTGGAGGTAATTAGATTATGGCTGCTTTTTTAGGAATGAGAGGAACGGGCGATTGGGGAACAGATGAACGTCCGAAGAATTGGAGGCAAGGGATTCTCCACGAGTATCCCAATGGAATGGCTCCGCTTACTGCTCTTATGAGCAAGATGAAGGAAAGTTCGGTAGATGATCCTGAGTTCTATTGGTGGACGAAGACGTTGCCCACACAAGCTGGGACTATTACAGAGCTTCACTATGATGCTGCTATGAGTGGGTCAGCTGAGTATGCTTCAGGTGATGATGTTGCAGCTGGACAGATTCTGTATGTTGAAGTTGCCGAGGCTACTGCTGAGCAGTTCAGAGCTGGGCATCAGGCGCTGTTGAGATATTCTGCTGACTATCGAGTTGATACTAA